ACACTGACATTCTAGTTCAGTACATTCTTCTTCGCAACAACAGTTACATTCACATATAATTTTAAAGTTATCTATAGTCATTGATTTCTCCTTCTAATGTTATTATACACTAGTTCTGAGTAGATTGGAAGGTTTTTACTTTCTTTTATAAACAGTGCCACCTAGTAATACTTTGATGATTCCGAATATAAATCTAAGTAATTTAATAAAGATCTTGCTTATCATAAACTAGAATCAGGAGTAGCTCTATGTAAAGCTTGATTCACTCCTCCCATATTTTTAATTGGGGCTTTAAATCTATACTTCTGCCCGTTTACATTAGCCCCTATGATGCTCTCAGAGCCTCCTGAACGCACTCTAGCTTCTGCTTCAGGGCTTGTATCATATATCGGTTCTACATATCCTGCAGGTTTAAATTCAGGAGGAGCTTGATGCACCGTAGGAGTAATATCTTTAGGGACATCAGTCATAGCTTTTATATCTGCGGCAGCTTTAGGTAATGCTTGTGCAGGATTATTATAAGCGTTGTCAAATATTTTTTGTTGAGCAGTATCTAAACCATCTCTAATACTATCTTTAGTATTAGTAGCCCAATTAATAACTTCTTGATTAATCGTATTACCACTATCAGCCATCATATTACCTGCATCTGGGTTAGCTGATGCCATTTCTTGCACCTTGTTATAATATTTACCAACATCAATATAACCGGGATCATCTACTAAACCAGCTTGTTCAAGTATCTCATCACCTACAGCAGCTATTCCAAACCATTTAAGACCTCCTTTAAGTGTACCTAGTAATCCTGCTTTCTTAGCAACATCGGCATTCTTCAGAGTCTTTTTAGCTCCACCGCTTATTAATTTTTTTGCAGCCCCCACTCCTAAAACTCTACCTAGTAATCCTAAAAGAGGAGCTAAAACCGGAACTGCTTTCTGTAAGTAAAGTTCATTCTTTAGCAGAGTGCCCCCGCTCTGTGGGGCTTTAGCTAAAAAATCTTGAAAGGCTTCTTTGGATTTGGCTAGCTCCAGATCTTGTTTAGCATCATAAGCTAGGTGTGTAAAGGATGCTTCTAAGTTATGTAATGAATCAGATATCTTATTCTGAATCCATCCCGGTAGTTCGTCATTTTCATCTAATACATCATGCATCATGTCAGCTAAGTCAGATACTCTATCTAGTTGTACCTTAGCCATAGCACCTTCTTCTTCAGCTTTTGCAAGCCATGCATTATATTTCTGCATGCTCTTTACCTTTAAGTTAGGAGGTTCAGGTGATGTCTGAAGATCTTGTTGTTTTTTATCATCGTATCTATCTTTAGGTCGTGTAAGTTTTGGAGGTAGCTGGAGTACTCGCCCACTTCCTAATGAAGCTGGTTTTGGAATTGTTGGTTTAGGTGTTCCTTCTTTTCTTGGAGCGTCTTCCTCTCGTGGAGATCCGGGTGCAAATCTACTAAAAGGTGTTCGCCTTAGTCCCCTTGTACCCGGTGCAAATCCACCATAGTCAAAGCCATCTTGTTTCTGCATGTTCTTTAAGTATGGTGAATCTTTTGGTTGTATATCAGGATTAGCTTCAGCCATTCTTCTTTGAGTAGCTGCTAAATCAGCTGACGTATCTTTAGGTGTATAAGGTTCAGTTGGTACGTTACCATCAGCATCTGGTTTTATTTCTATCCTATAGTCTGAAGCCCCCGTGCCTGACACAGTACCATAGAGTTTACCATCAGCTTTCCTTGTAGGATCTGGTGTAATAAGTCTTCCTGCTGAAGATGAACCTAGGTTAGCTTTGTTACGAGCAATTATATCCATTTCTTCTTGAGATCTACCATAGTTCGTAGCTTCACCAATCTTACCCGGATCAGCTTGTAAACCACGTTCTGTAGATATAATAGGCTTCTCAGGAGATTTTGCAGGCTTCTCAGAAATAGTAGGTGGTTTTGGTGCTGCTGCACCTTTAAGTCCCTCTACCTTAGTATCTACACGCGGTTGAGCTATTGCTGTGCCCTCAGCTCTTGCTGAATCTCTCATGACGTTTTGTGGACCCTTACCTGTTTTTGGAGCAACAAGCTCAGGTTTATTTGATATAGACTCAAATATAGGGTCTACAATTTCTTTTACTTTCGGACCAAGCGATGTAGTAGCATACTCTATACTTTGATCTATCTGATCTAAAACGATATTACCAAGATCTTTAAATGCGTTACCACGTTCTTTTTCTGGAGCTGTATTCACAGACTCAGCAATTTGAATGTCAAGTAGATTATTAAATTGTTCTTGGCTAGGTCTCTTAGTGTCATCGAAAGCTCTTCTTTCAAATCTTTCCAATAACGAAGCAGCTACTCTACCTAAATCATTAAACCACCCTCTTTTTTCTTGTTGTTTTGCGGACTCTCCAATCGCTACAGGATCAGCATGTTTATCTAAGAACGACTTCATTTCACGATAAGTAGGTATGTAACCCTCACCGTATATTGATTCAAAGTATTCAGGCATGTCTAAAGCAGTTCTATATTCTGATTGGTAATCCCAATCCATTATATTTTTAAGTTCTCTTTGTTGTTGTTTAGTTCTTTGATTTTCAGGGATTACCATTAACTCTTTATATGTTGCTTCTCTCCTATTGTCCCCTCCGAACCTTACATTTGGGTTATAAAATTTAACTTTAGATCCCGGAGAGTTTTTTACTTCACCCCATGTTTTCCCTCGCTTAGGTCCTATTTTGTCAGGTAACAACTTACCAAGTGTATTTTTTGCTTGATTCCTTGTAGTTGTTTCAAACATAAAAGCTGTCCAACCTATGGGATCAAAGTCTGGATCTGTTGGCACTGGCTCTGGTTCCTTAGAAATAAATACTTCCTGAGCAGCTTCCTTAACAATAGATTGTATATCAACTTGTTTCATAAGAGAATCTTTTGGAGTAAGTCCTAAGTCTTCTCCAGCTTGGTTTACAACTTTAGAAGGCATAGGATTTTCATCATCATAACTTACAGGGGCATAACGCATGAATGCAGCATCTACTTCTTTAGGAAAACCTAATTCTTCTAGATGTCTTTTATGCTCAGTTCTTCTACCCTCTTCATTATTCAAGACTGTAGCTTGCTTTTTACCCAATCCGGGTACCATATCTTCGCCGTTAGTCGCCATTAAATTATCCTCTAGGGTTTCTAAAGCCTACTGCTAGATCAGAAATATCTGCAGAAGTCATTGGTGTTTGTTCTGTTACTTTTCTTCTAGGACCTAATCTACTACCTATATCCCGTCTAGTTGTCTTCCTCTCTTCAGGAATATTTGTCAGAGCTCCTCTGCCCATATCACCCTCAGTTTGACTAAATTGCCTAGCTTTTGAAGGAAGGTTTCTACCTCTTTTAGGAGCTTTCTCTAAAGCCTGTTCAACAGCTTTAACTATAGCTTCTTCTATATTCTTTCTAGGTCTATTAGAAGTTTTACTTTTTGCAGCTGGTGCTGGCTCTTTATTCATTTTAGCCTTTAATACTCCAGCTCCACTTACAACTGGTTGCTGTTGACCAACACCCATGTTTGCAGGTTTAGTCATAGAAGTTGTCTTAGGTAGTTGTCCTGCTGCTCCACCCATCATAGGTGCTTGCTTCTGTATAAATTCAGATACTACTTCTTTTACGATAGCGTTTTCCGTTCTATATCCAAAGTCCATTTTTTTAGCTGAGGCTTTTGATGTGCCTGTTTCTTTAGGTATACTTTCCAGTGGAGTTATTTTAGTATCTCCTACTCTAGCTCCCGAACCTGCTGCCATATCAAAGTCTGGTCTATCAGATTGAAATACTGCGGGGTCTTTTCTTCTACTTGAAGTAGATTGACTTGTTGTACTGCTAGGTTTAAATAATGGACTTACTTCTGACTTAGTTCCAGATGCTCTAGTTCCCGTTTCAGTTGGACCTCCCTCTATCGCAGAAGCTCCATAGCCCGCTTTTCTTTTTGAACCGAAGACAGGGGAAGTAGGAGTCTCTTTTCCATAAGCTGCTAATCTACCTGATTGTCCAGTGGCTCCACCTTCTGGTCCAGTCAGTCCACTATATTTACCTTTACCGGTTTTTCTTGTATCCCAACTACTACTTCCTGCAGCCGTTGGATCATCTCCTTCAGCTTTAAGCATGTTCTGAGTTTGAGATGCCACTTGACTTTCAATACCTCTTCTTTTAGATGCCGTGCTTTGTACTCCTGCATCAGCATCTTTAGGAGGTGTTACTTGGAACTGGTCTGGAGAACCATATTCATCTATGCCTGATTCAGTCATTCTTGTAAATGATGTACCGGGTCTTGTACCAGTCTTACGGTCCATTTGACCTGTGGTCAAGTCACCAAAGCTCTGCCGTGACCCTGTAGTTTCCTTGCGGAGTTCTTGTATAGCTTCTTTTACTATAGCAGTATAGTTAGGTTTTTTATTTGATGTTTCTAAAATTTCAGCCATTTCTCTGTTTACTCCTTTTGCATTAATATCAGGTATAGTAGTACTAGTAGGTTTCTCCTCACCATATACTGATGGAGGTGAGTCCTCAACTTTTCCTAGGATCTTCTTAGCGAGACCTTCGGAATGTACTTCAATTCTTATGTCTGGATATGTATCTTTCTTCATATTATATTATACTAACTCCTTCAGTTTATCTAAAAATAATTGTTTGGTTAGGCTTCCCGCCTTATAATCTTCAAATTCAGATGCAAGTGGGGTTGGTCTGGATTGTCTTACCCCCTTAGAATCTGTAAAACCCATGTCTTTTTTAGGGGCAAATCCACTTTCTGTTCTTTCATACATTGATATTCTTTCCCCACCTTCACCTCTAAGAGTATCTCTAGCTAGGTCAGTTGGTCTACTTATTTTTGTACCTTGTCTTTTAGCTGCCATGTGTTCAGCTTCAGACCTTTCAGGAGTTCCAACACTTTCTTCCCTCATTCTAAATTCAGGTCTTCTAGCATCTTGTTTGCTATACCCCTCTTTACTAAGGAATGCTTTCTTTATGCTTTCCTTGATTTCTTCTGCTATCTTATCCCTTCTATTATCTCCGGGACTTCCATCAGTAAATTTCTTGTAGCCTTCCTTCTTAGCTTGTGCAGTTGCTATGGCTACTGCTCTAGAAGTATCTTCATCTTTAGATTCTTTGACTATCCAACTTACAAACATATCTCTGAAAGAAGGCATCTCTGATTTAGATATGGCAATTATCTCTGGTTCAGGAGTAGCATCTTCTGATTTAGTTAAACAACTTCCATCTGCACATGATCCTTCAGCTTTATCACCTTTCAATAATTCAAAGTGAGCGTTTTGATTTACTCCTTTTTCACATATAGTTACTTCAGCAAGTTCCATATCATCTACTTGTAGTACATGACTACCATCTGATTTATTAATTTCCTTGCTCTGAGTAGCACTACCAGCAATAGAATATGAACTCATACCACCTTTTTGGATTTGTTCTCTTACTCTATTAGCAATCTTAGTGTCGTCTCTAAGTTCTGAGATAAAGAATAGTCCTTTGTCATCTACGCCACTCTTAAAGATATTTCCTGACTTACTAATATATGCAGGTAAAGCATGCCCAACTTGTACATCAGAATGCATAACCATTACGTTTCTACCTCTGAAGTTATTCATATATCTCTTAAATGCTTTCTTTAAAGCGTCAGAAGTAATAAGATGCCCTTCTCTATCCACTACTTCTACCGAAGCAGGACCTCCAACGATCATGACTTTCTCTTCGTTGTCATCGTTATTGTATATTTCACAGGCTTCTGTATACTCTACGTTATCAGGATACGCTCTAGATAAAGTAATAACTTCTCCGGGAGATGCTAATCCTGCTATGAATAGTCTTTTATATTCATCTAAGGCATCAGCAATATCGTCAAGCGTGGTTCTACCAGACTGAGCTTTTTCAAGAGAAATAATAGTCTCATCTCCAGAAGAGAGCCATGACTTATATTCTCTATTCGCAACCTCTAATGTGGTCACATTAACCTCCTATCCTACGGGAGCCGCGACTCCCCATATTACTCCTTCATAGCCAGTGCTTGAACCACTACCATAAACGGATACATTTTTTCTAAAGTCTAAAGGATGTGTACTAATAAAATGATTATGTTCTGTAGTATCATTACCAGTCAGCT